TTTGACCCATGAATCTGACGGAGTGCCTCGATAAGTAAATAAAAAAGTCTCGTCAGTATGTTTTATTTTATCTAACAAAGCAGTCATAGCACTACATCTTTTATCCAGGCTAGGTAGATGATAATGATTGCCTATCACATCTGTTGGTTTCCATGCTCTCTCGTAACCATAGTGATTCCATATTGGTCTTATTATTCTCTTACACAGGTTGTTTATGGTCTTACCACATCTGTGTCCTTGCTCTAATTGTTCTGCCTCTCTTGATAGTCTGTGATAGTAGTCCGCATCTGATCCTGCAAACTCAAATATAGTCTGGTCTGCATCACCGACAAAATAATATTCTTTTGCTTTTGTTGCCATCTTGTCAAGAGCTTCTCTTTGTGGCACGTTACTATCCTGTGCCTCGTCAACTATTAAAGCATCGATGTCTGGCTCCACAGCTTTATCTATAAAATCCTGTATCATATCTGCATAGTCACACACATGATTATCTTTTTTGTATTGAAAGTATGGAGACGCCATCTGTTCTACAGAGTTTAGATTATATGGTTTGTAAATCTGTTTATCGCACGTTTTCCAGTGTTCTTTTAATGTGTTGCCTTTGCCATGTGCATCAGCCAGGTATCTGTAAAATTTGTGCTTGTCAGCGTTAAATTCTGATTCTGTCACTCTCTGTAGTTTAAAAAGAGAATCTATTGTTGTAAGATTCATATGGTCTGCATAACTAAATACCTCTTTACGTCCAACCAATCTGCTTTTGCAATACGAATGTATCGTGCAGATGTTATATTTCATAGATTTTTTTGTAACACCCTGCATCTCTGGTAGTTTAAGTATCTCATCTCTTATCTCATCGGCTGCAACATTTGTGTGTGATAAGATTATTATTCTGTTGTGTGGATATTTTTTTAATAGCTCTGTATATTTCTGTGTAATAAATATTGATGTTTTACCTGTGCCTGGTGGTCCTGATATGAACTTAGGTTGTTTCATCTGTCACCTCCTGGTATTCACCTTCTACTATTAGATCCTCTTGTTCTATTTTTTGATTTATCATCTGCCAAGAAACACAAGACTTGCTACCAAACTTACCGTGTTTCTTTTTTGCTTTTAATATGTTTTGACATTTTATTACAAGATCCACACGTGCTAGGTTTACTTTTTGTTTGTGTAAGTAGTCTTCAAACTTATCTAAATTAAATTCTAATATATTCTTTTGCACGTTGTAATATGGCATACCAAAGTATGCTAATTCTTTTTTATTTGTGTATGCCTTTTCTTCTGCAATATAATTTTTAAAATGTTTTATAAATCTTAGATCTTCCTCTGCTTCTTCTACATAGTTTGTAGATTTTTCTCTTGCCTCATATTTTCTACGCATTATCTCCTCAAAGTCTGCTGCTTTCATCTCTGGTATCCACACAGATGCTTTACTAATTACAGAGTCATAAAATAATTTTTTATTTCTAAGTGTAGGACCGTCTACTGTGATTGTTTTTTCAACGGCCTCACCCTGCACCACAGCATTTATTTTCACAAAATATCTATCACTCCCGTATTCTATTATCTGCCCAATAGATTGTTTTGCCTCTTCGCTTGTGGCTTCTTGCACACCAATCCAACTAAATAT